CCGCCGTGCAAATCGGCGGTATTTTTATTCTTGACAATATCGCAATATTACAATATATTTATGTCATGGCACTTTATACTGAAGCGGAACTTGTCGCAAAAATCAAATCGATCGACACGGCTCTTGAATCCTGCTATTCGTCGTCGCGCATGGACACGAGTCAGACAAGCCATAGTTTTGACCGCCAAATATCCGAACTCCGCAAGCAGCGCGATTATTACATGCTGATGCTGCAACAAATCGGATCAACATACGCGCCCGCGTCATCCGTCGCATTTGAAACCAGAAGGCGGTCAATGTGAGAAATCCTTTCCGCCGTAAATCCGCGTCAGTCAATTTGTCGCCCGATATTCCGAATCAGTCGAATCTTGGATATATGACTCCGGGCAATTTTACTGGCTCAAAATCCGTCACTGTCAAGAATTACGGCAGCGTGAAGGGCCTTGACTGGCAGCGCATCGCGTCTAAGTCGTATGAGTCCATATGGGATTCAACCGAAACCCGCGCGATTCTTAAAAATATCAAGCATTTTGCAATGGGTAGTGGCCTTCGCCTACAATCCCGCCCTGCACGTGAAGTCCTGAATATCAGCGCCGAAGATTCACAGTCCGCCGCCCGTCGTCTCGAATCAATCTGGAGACTTTGGGCGACATCGAAGGACGCCGATCACTCCCGCGCAAATACATATCAGCAATTGCAGGGCATTGCGTTTATGTCAATGCTTGTCTGGGGCGAATATTTCGCAATCCGCCGCTGGTCGTCCGATTCGTCGCGTATGAACCCGCTCACAATCCAGCTTATCCCTCCGCATCAGGTTTGCAATCCTGGCCTTGATGTCGTGTACGCCGCCGAACAGGCTGGCCGTCTTATTAAGGACGGTATCGAATTCGACGCAACCGGCCGCGAGCTTGCGATCTATGTCAAGCAATTTAATAGAGCCAAAGGGTATTTTTATACCCGCATTCCGTGTCAATCCGCAACCGGCCGACAAATTGTACTCCATGGTTTCGTTGCCGAAGAAGTCGGGCAGGTTCGCGGGACTCCGTTCCTTGCGCCGATTCTGCACGATGCTGAAAAAATTACCGATATGATCCTTTTTGAGCTCGATTCCGCTGCCGTCAATGCGAGCATGGCCGGAGCGATTACAAGCGATAAAGATGCGCCGCTCGCATTTCCAGATATCGCCAAACTCGGAATTGGCGCCGGGTGGCAAGGAACATCAGTTGGTAGTAGTTCAACGACGGATCCAGACGCAACTACAATCACACCGGCTCCAAACATAACGCCGATTCGTATTATGGATCGAGGCGGCGTAGTTATAAATAACGAATTGCCGCCGGGCTATAAATATGAAGGCATCGACACCCGCCGCCCGAATCTGAATATTCCGGAATTTATCGAAAAGCGCATGGTCTATATGACCGCTGCGCTCGGAATTCCGCTTGAACTCGTCCAGATGAAATTCGGCCAGAATTACAGCGCGTCGAAAGCTAGTATCGAACTCGGATGGCGCATTTTTGAATATCTCGGATCTGAATTTTCCGCAGATTTCAACCAGCCAAATTATGAAGCGTTCGTTGAAGCTGAAATCGCCGCTGGCTCAATCACTGCACCCGGTTTTTCCGTCCCGCGTATCCGCGCCGCATGGTGCGCGTCAAGTTGGATCGGCCTCCCGATGCCGTCATTGAACCCGTTGCAGGAAACGAAAGCCGCAACAGCCCGCATCGATGCCGGATTGTCAAATCGCGAACTCGAATCTGAACGGCTAACAGGTACGTCTTTTGCTGATAACGTCGATCGCCTCGGTATCGAAAACGCCCAAATGCGCATGATCGGTCCGGCGATCAGCGAACCAGTTGCCACGCCCGCGCATGAAGCGCCTGCCGCCGATACCGAAGACGATCCAGATACAGCGAACGATTCGGATTCAGACTAATGTCCCGCGTCGTCTATGAATTTACCGCGCTCGGTCGGTCTGGCCAGTAGACACCGTTATTCAAATCGATTCCGCCTATTCCGTTGCCTTTACCGGCACGGGTGCAATTTCGCACACCGATCTACTCAATTTAACAACAGGCGACGCCGGACATACACAATTTGCATTCAAGCCGTCATCAGGTACAGTTTTGTCGAAATCAATTACAATTATCGACCGTGACGGATTAACGCATACGCTTGTTTTCAATAATGGCCTGCTTATTTCGCATACGACGGCGTAAATTGCTATATCGAAAAAATATATTGACAATATTACACATTTACAATATATTTATACTATGATCTACGCAATCGCTGAATCGTATTTGCAGAAAATCGCCGCATTCCGCAAGGATGCCGACGCCGTTGTTTTGCGCGCGATTGATTTGACAAATGGCGCACTGACAGCAGAATCGATGCTTTCCTATTTTGCTAAGCAGCGCGACGCCGTTTCCCGTGTCGAAAATTGCGTTATGCATATCAACGTCAATGGCGTACTCCTCAAAGATCCGGACGCGTTCGATTTTTATTATGGCGGATCGACGATGTATTCCGATATTATCGACGCCATCAATCAAGCGAACCAGGATGCCAGCGTTTCCTCCATTATCTTGCACGTCAATTCCCCTGGCGGAACTGTCGCCGGTGCCGACGAAGCCGCGATGGCTGTCAAGAATTCCAAGAAGCCAGTAGTCGCCCGCGTCGAAGGAATGGCCGCGTCTGCCGCGTACTGGATCGCGTCGCAAGCCTCCGAAATTGTCGCGTCCTCGCCGACGGATGACGTTGGCTCAATCGGCGTCGTCGCTGAATATCTTCCGTCCGAAGGTGATTCGATTGTTATTACGACCGCGAAAAATAAGCGCCCCGATATCGAATCAGTCGAAGGCCGGTCAGCCATTATGCGGAATATGTCCGACATCCATAATATTTTCGTCGCCCGCGTTTCCGCCGGTCGTGGCGTATCGGCTGAAATTGTCGATTCCGACGCGTTCGGCGCTGGCTGGGTCATCACGGCATCGAGCGGAAAACCCGTCGGCATGGTGGATCGTATTGAAAATGAAATCGAAGAGCGCCCGGAACCGGACGCGAACGATATAAACGCGGAAGATTTCACCGCGCAAATCTCCCAGGAGGAACCGATGGACGAAAATGCCATCAAGGAGTCCGAGCGCGCGAATGCAAAAGCGTTCATGTCGCTCGCCAAGTTGTATCCGGATCAGTCCGCGCTGATCGAAGCCGACATGCTGGCCGGTAAAAGCCCTGTCGATACGATGACCGCGTGCGCTGCCGCCGAACTCGACAAGAAGAACGCCGCTGCCGCCGTTGCCGCCGAACAGGTCGCCACGAAAGATACGCCGGAAGTGTCCGCGACTGCTGCGAATCTCGCCGCGCCGTCCGCGACGAAATACGACGCCGCCCTGCTCGCGCTCGGCATCAAGAAAAAGGAGTAACAAATGGCGAATGAAGTTATTTCCAACCTGACCACCGAAAACATTATCTGGAACGGCGTCACCGAGGAAGTCACCGTCCTCGCGCATGAAGTCCTCGCGGCTGGCGATCTCGTTGCCCGTGTCGCTGCTTCAGGTAAAATCGTAAAATACGTTTCCGAAACCGCGACCGATGGCAGTGGCGTTCCTGTCGGCGTTATCGATCATGCCGTTGTCGATTCCGCGAGCGATACCGTAACGTATATCCATACGTCCGGCGTCGTCAATGAAAACGCGCTCGATGATACCGTTGCGCTGACCGATGTTATTTCGGCGAGCGGAACCGATACAGTTGCGCTGGCCGTCGGATCGACCGCACTGACTGCCGCGATCGCCGCGAACACGGATATCGCCTCAGACAAGCGCGCTGACTGGTTGACGATGTTGACCGCTATGGTTGCCGCGATGACCGCCACCGACACGAGCCTGAACGTTTTCAAAATCACGCTCCGGGACTATCTCAAGATGATCGGCTTCACGCTTGTGAACGGCCGTTCAATCGACACGCACTAATCGAAAGGATATTACAATATGGCAATTATGACCGCTAACGCCGATGCCGTTCAGCGCATTTGGGAAGCCAACGCCGAGATTGACAAGATCATGGCGTCCGCCGGACCGTCGGCTCTCTTTTTGCAGACTCCGCCCGTCGTCGAATTGAATTCCACGGCCATCGAGATCGAGACCGTCAAGGGTTACGAGTACGCCGCGAAATCCGTCCGCCGTGGCCAGGTTTCGCAGTCGCAGTCCGAGTACGTCAATTCGCTCGGTCAGGCCGAAGCCGCCGCCCGCAAGTTCCCGCTGATCCGCGAGCGATTTTCGATTCCTGGCGCGAAACTCACCGACCGCGTTCTCGGTTACGAGAAGCCCTACGCCCCGTGGAGCATCGAAGCTCGCCGCATGTTTTACATCATGCAGTACGGCAAGGAACTCCTCAAGATGCACATCCGCCGCGCCGCGATTACCGCCAGTGAAATGCTGACCGCCGGTACTGTGACGTGCGCCGATGGCGTCCTCGATTTCCAGCGCGATAGCACACTGAAGAATCGCGTCGTCGGCGTTTCGTGGGCGACGACTGCCAGTTGCGATCCGCTGAAGAATATCGGCGACACGCAGCTCGCGATTCGTGGCAAGTCGAAGTTTGGCGCTAACGGTATCGCCGTTACGATCTTCGGCCAGAATGCCTGGAATAATTTCAGCAAGAAAATGGAGTCATATAATTCCCTGAAAAATATTTCGATCAACAAGATCAATCTCGACCCGATGCGCGCTATTCCGCAGGCTCTCCGCTTCATGGTCGAAGCCGGTTTCGTCTATCAGGGCAGCGTCGTTTCCAGCGCTGGTTTTGAAACTCAGTGCTTCACATATCCGGAATTCTACGAAGCCGACAATGGCACATCGACCGCGTATATCGCGACCGATACCGCGATCGTGTTTTTCTACGATGCCGCTGTTTTCAAGACCTATTACGGTCCGGGCGAACTCGTCGGCGATCCCGGCTATTACAATACCGTGATGAATGGTATCCCGTCGGATATCCAGATTTCATCCGGCATGGTTGCTGTCGGTGGTGCGATGATTCCGGCCGAAGCCTTCCGGATGACGCTCTACAGCCTCGGCGAAGGTCGCGGTGACGGCGGCGCGATTGAATCGGCCCCGCTCCCGGTCGTCAAGAATATCGATGTTGTCGCCACCATTGCGACGACGACCGCTACCTGATAGGAGGCCGGGAATATGATGTATCGTGTCAAGACTGGCAAGGTGCTCCATGTTCCCGGCTGCCGCGAGATTAAGAGCGGCCAGCCGGTACCGGAGCAAATCGTTGGCATTCTGTCGTCGCTCGGAAATCTGTCCGGCCTGTTGTCTGCCGGATATATCGAGCAGTACGAGCCTGAAGTTGTCGCCGAAGTCATCGCTGAACAGCCTCGCCGTTCCGTTGGTCGTCCTCCGAAATTTTCGCAGGTCACAGACGGAGTATCCGCCGACAAGTTGATCGACGATTTTAATGCGAGCGCAAAATCTGACGACGAATCGAGCGCCGAGTAACATGTCACTTCTCGCCAGCCATCGGGAGTTACTTTCCGCAAATCATGACCAATTCGCTGAACTATGCGTGCTAATCTCCCACGCCAGGACCGAATATGCGTTGGATTCTCGCGGCCTCCCGCTGGCTGGCGTCTTTTGCCTTGTCGCAAAATCGCCCGATCTCGGCATTGACCCCGATGCCGTCGTTTCCCGATCGTCAGTCTTCTTTCCAGATTCGATCTTGCCCGTACCGGTTCGCGCCTACGCATCGCCGCATCAGTTTTGGTATGTCCGCAAAGGCACACAGCTTTACAAGGCCGAAGCCGTCTGGCCTGATGACACGCTCCAAGCCGTCGTTTTGTATTTGACTGAGTGCGATCCTGCCGACGTAGGAGGCGACTGATATGCAATGTTTCGCTGTCCCCGCCGCAGTCGTCACAATGCTCAAGGCATATTCGCCATTGATCGGCGCCGGTATTTACGCATTTGAGCCTGCCGACGGATTTGTTGACGGTACGAACACCACGCCGCATATTTTTGTCTACATGTCCACGTCAGAATTTAAGCCGTCAGACGGTAGCGAGTCAGCAGACCAGGAACACAATCCGACATATTTCTGCGATGTCTACGGTTTTGGCAAATCGAAAGCCGCCGGATCAGAAAATGATGGCCTTGTCGCTGCAGAAGCCGCGCAGATTTCCGCGCAGACGATATTCGGGCATTGCTACGATGTCATCATGGATATGCGCCGGAAAGCAGACTCGTTCGGTATGTCAGTCGCAACAGGTGGCCGGTATGTTCGTCGTATCGAAGCATTCAAGCCTGGCAAGTTGACAGATTCCAGCATCGGCGTTTGCGTTATCCGTCTCGAATTCACGGTCCGCGTTTGCGAAACACCGCCCGGAGAACCAGACGGCCCTGATCTTGACGGACAAGGTATTCAAATTATTGCGAATGTCACAGAATCATAAATAACGAAAGGAAATTACATGCCTATTCTTGCTACCGATATTGCAAGTATTAAAGGTGTTGGCACGATTGAAAAATCATTCGCGCCCGTCGCCGTCAATCTCGCGCCGCGCATCGCGCTTGTTGGCTGCTATGATAACACGAAAACGGCCGTCGTCCCCGATGTTCCCGTGAAAATTATTTCCGCAGTCGATGCCGGAACGCGTTTTGGTTTCGGATCGCAGTTGCATCGTCAGGCAATCATGGCTTTTAAGGGCCATGGTGGTGCGATCGAAGTCTACGCCGTCCCCGTCGCCGATGCACAGTCCGCCGCTGCCGCCGCCGGAACGCTCGTTTTCGCCACGAACGCGTCCTCTGCCGGAACGTATACGATTTATTGCGGATCACGTCTGGCTGAAGATGTCGTATCCGTGTCCGTTGCGTCTGGTTCGACCCCGACCGCGATCGGCGATCTCGTCGAAGCCGCGATTAACGCGAATACGAGCTTGCCGTTTACCGCCGAGAACACCTCCGGTAGCGTTGCCTTAACGTGCAAGACGAAAGGCACGCCTGGTAATGGCTATATCGTTACCGTCGATACGTCCGCCGCCCCGACAGGTACGACGCTCGTAGTTACGACACCTGCCAATGGCACCGGTGCTCCAGTCATCACCGGAGCGCTTGCCGGAATCCATAACACTTCGCTTTGGTTCACGGATATTACGGTTCCTGAATATTCGACCACGAATACTGGCGTCGCGCTGTCCGTTATCGGCAATCCGAATACGAAAACCGGATGGTACGATTCCCAGGATTACCGCCCCGCCAACGTCTGGTTTGCTGGCGTCACCGGCGGATCCGCTGGCCTGTCTGCCGCTATCGTCGTCGGCACGGCACAGAAATCGAATCCGAATATTCTGTATGTTCAGGCTCCGAGCTACAACGAAGAGCCGTCAGAAATCTGCGCGTATCTCGCCTCCGTTGCTTGTTTGAACGTCGCGCAGAATCCGGCCCGCGAAATCACCCGCGTGTCGCTCCCGTATCTCGCCGGACCGATTACTGCCGCCGATGACTGGACGAGCGAATATTCCAACCGGAACGCTGCCCTGATTGCCGGTCTTGCGCTTGTCCGTGTCGATGGCGGCGTCGTCAAGTTTGGCGATATGTGCACGACATGGCACCCGAACGATAACCAGAATCTCGGGTTCAAGTATTACATCAATCAGCGGAAAATCTGGAACATCGCCAAGTCGATCAAGGATTCCGACGCGTCCGATGATTATCAGGATAGGCCGATCGTGTCCAGCGTCGCGAGCACGCTGAATGTTTCCGCGATTGACGAAGACATCATCCGCGCGAACCTCGTCTCGCTCGTTTATCAGTGGGCGCAGAAAGCCTGGATTTATCAGTCCGATTTTACGATCAACAATATGACGGTCACGAAAAATATCTCGAATCCAGATCGTTTCGATAAGGTCATTCCGGTCATTCTGTCCGGCAATAATCGCGTCGAAGATACCGAAATCCAGATTGACCGCAACACGTCACTCAGCGCTACCGTGGAGGTGTCCTAATGGCACGAGTTTCCGGAACTCCGAAGAAAATCAGCATCGCCGGCATCAATATCACGATCCCGGCGGATGTCGATATCAAATTTTGGGCCGGCGGTCCTGTTGTCTCCGAAACCATGGAAGACAATAACGGCCCGACCGCGAAAGTCATGCAGCGCAGCGGTCGCCTGACCGGTGTCACGGCCCGCGTGTTCACGAGCGATGGCACGCTGTCCGCGTTCATGGATCTCGTGACACGCGCCGGAGCTGGCGAGGAGTTTTCGACGCTCGTCGAACTTGCCGACGGTGGTAAATGGTCGGCCCCGTGCCATATCATCGTCAGCGATGAAGGCCCGTACTCGTCAAGCGATGCGACGTTTAGCTATGATCTCGTCGCCACGAAGACGGCTGGCGGGAAATTTGTCAAACTGTAACGAATAACGCGCCGGATAATTCGTGGCCGGCGCGATTCTGACGTAATGGAGATTACGATGGGTAAGTTGTCGCATGAAAATTCAGTGAAAGAAGCACAGGAAATTATAGAAGCGCTTGGCGGATCGTATGACGAAGAACGGTTCTCCGGATTCGTTCAGCTTGTAGCCGCTGGCCGCATTCGTTCAGATGGATCGTCAGTGTTTTTCCGATTGTCGCGCCCTGTTACGTTTGGCGGGCAGACCTATCAAGAAGTAAAAATATCAGACCCGATTCGTGGCGCTTTCCTCGCTGCCGATATTAAAATCAACAATCTATATTCGCTCGATAATGAGACGGCGGCCTCCGCTGTTTATTGCGGCCAGCCTAAGGAATTTGTTGCATCGCTCCCGAACGCGGACGCTCGTAAAATCGCAAATGATATTGTACAGATTTTTCTGTAAGGGTCGGCATGTATATCGGCATTGTTTGTAGTGTATTTCATGGCTGGCCCTCTGAATATCGACGCACAAGAACGATTGCCGATCTTGCGCAAGATTATACCATCGCGGAACTCATCCTAAAGGCTGGTTATCATGGCTAAACGCTTGTCGCTTGAAACTGTCATCACTGCGCAAGACAATATGTCAGCCGTTTTGCGCAACGTGACAAATCAGCTCGATAGTTTCGATAAAAAACTTGCGCATACAACGAAGAAATCGGCAGGATGGGCCGACACGATGAAAGGCATGATCGGCGCTAATCTTGCCAGTAGCGGATTTCGATTTATCAAAGATGCCGTGCTTGAAACAGAAAACGCCGTTGCCAGTTTTATTCCAAAATTCGGCGGTGACATGCAACGCGCAAAAGCGTTTGTCGCCGAACTGAATAAAGTTGCCGCCGAAACTCCGTTTGAATTTATCGACATGGCTAAAGCTGCCGACATGATGATGGGGTTCGGTGTCGCGACTGAAAAAGATGTCATCCCGCAAATGAAAATGTTGGGCGATCTGGCCGGAGGAAATGCCGAACGACTGAATAGCATTGCCCTTGCGTATTCGCAAAGTATGGCTGCCGGAAAACTTAATATGCAGGACGTGAACCAGCTTATAAATGCAGGCGTCCCGATCCTGGGCGAACTTGCGAAAATGTACGGCGTTAATGTCGGGCAGATTCGTAAGATGATCGAACAAGGCCAGATAATGTCGAAGGATACGCAAAAGGCATTTCGTAATATGACTTCAGCTGGCGGCATGTTTTTCAACGGCATGAAAATTGCCAGCGAAACAACTGCCGGTAAATTGTCAACCTTGCGCGATAGTCTAAAACAAACGGCCGTCACTGTAGCAGGTCCGCTTGTTAATTCGCTTAAACCGGTTATTGATATCGTCGGCGATGTTACCAGCGCGTTTGCTGGTCTTCCGAGCGGTATCCAATCCGGTCTCGTCGCTGCCGGTGGCCTGATTGCTATGTTTGTCGGAGGACTTAAATCAAAAATCGGTGGCGCGATTGCTATTGTTGGCACGCTTAAAAGTGCGCTCGACGATTTGCTTGATACGCAAGGATCGATTGCCGAGGCTGATATAATCATGAAAGGATCTGCACAGCGTCAAGCAGGAGTTGCAGATATCAAGCAGCGCATACAAGCGATCAATCAGCTTGAAGAAGGAAGTATAAAATATAAACAAGCCATTGATAATCTTGCAACATCGCATCCAGAACTTCGAGGCGCTATTTCAAGCGCATCAACAAAGGCGCAACTTGCAACCTATATGTCAATGCTTGAACGAACAAATTTAGCGCAAATGCAATCTAGGCAACAAGCAGCATATAATGCCCTAGCCGAGGCGCAATCGCAAGCTGGAACAAAAATCATCAGCCCATTATATGGAAAACAAACTGGCATTTCTTCTGCTCAAGAAATGGCAGTTATCGCTATTCGCAAATTGCAAATATCTGGTAATCTTACGCAGCGAGGACTTGAAGAAGAACAAAAGAATTATGAACAGCTTACACGGGTTATGTCAGTCGGACAATTCGCCACGCCATTTGGAGGCATGGCCGCATTATCAGATAAATCTATATATTATGAAGCCTTCAAGCAAAAACTTGTTGAAGCATACAAAGAAGCCCAAAAGAATCAGCCTCCGCCGCCTCCGCAGGAAATCAATATCCGCGTATCGCAGGATGGGCGAGTCACTGACGTACAGACGACGAAACAGCCAGCATCAGGTTTTAAAATATTTTCACAAATTGCGTTTAATCCGTAAGGACAATTCATGCGCATCGAACTTACTCAAGATTTCCAACGCTGCATATACCAATCACCATCCGGAGAGAAATTTGAATTTGATTACTCCGGATCGCTTGAGGAGTCGTTCGATCATCGCACGTCCGATTTCGTATTCGTTGGGCACGATGGGTCATATATTCAGGACAACGGAATATCGGCGCGTGAATTTCCGCTCGAACTCCACCTCTTCAACAAACGACCGCTTGAAATCGACCGCATCCGGTTTGCACTGGCCGAGCGCGGTATCGGTATTTTGCAGCATCCAGACAAGTCCGTCGGCACGATTTACGTAGTCGTTCGGTCCGTCAAAAAATCCGTCGATCCGATCGGTGATACACTCAAGACGCGGTTTTCAATCAATTTCGTTGAGACTATTCCTGACTTGCAAAACTCACGGTCCCGCCCGTCCGATATCTCGTCCGTCGATGCGCAGATTGCAAATCTCAGCGCCGCAATATCAACAAACTTCATCTCCGAACTCATCGAGGATATTTCCGAAGCATATTCAGCAGCTGTCGATGCAATCCGTTTCGTAAACGATTTGATCCGCGATACTCTTTTGACGATTTCGCAAATTGAGAACGAAATCAATACGAAATTCTTGGCGATTTATGGCGAAATATCATCGCTTGCAGACACGCTCGTCACGATGCCTGCGCAACTTGTCGCGCAATTTAAGACAATGATTTCCTTGCCTGGATTCGTCGTTAAGTCATCAAAGCAGAAATTGAAAGAGTACAAGCGTCTCTGGGAAGGCGTGCTCGGAATCAATGACGACGGCGTGTCAACAATTGCCAGTTTCGAGCCAACCGATGCCAACAAAAATCAGCTCTTGATATATGAAGTCGTCGTCGCCACGGTTATCGGAGTAGAGGCGCAAATTGCAGTCGCGACAGATTACGATAATCGTGGCCAGGCGCTCGACGCTGCCGACAAGCTGGCCGCTGAATATCAGCTTATCGTCGATGCGTTCGCGGCCGCACAAGCGCAATATTCCGGAACGATTTTCATGCAAAAATATATTTCCAGAATAGCGGATCTTGCACCGGCTATTTCTGCCGCAATCCGTGGCATCCGCGCGCGTGCCGCGTCTCTGGCAGTCGAGAATTACGAAACACTCGCGCAAGACGAGCATCCGATCGTCACCGTTGCGCGACTCTACGGAAATGTTCGCACGGAGACGCTCGAAAAGTTTTACCGCGATAATGAAATCGGCGGTCTTGAAATGTTCGGCATGAAAGCTGGCCGTGAAATCGTCTGGTATTCGTAAATGGCCGGATTCAGCGTAAAAGTCGCCGTCAAGAAACGTCCGGATTTTCAGAAATTGCTTGGAGAAAATTTACCGGCGGCCGTACGCGGAACGATTAACGACATCGCGTTTATGGTGCGGACGCTGGCGATCAATGAAATAAAAAACCAATTCACGATCCGCAACAGTTATACCGCACGCGGAGTCATCGTGAATAAATGTCCGGCAGGATTACGGCAGATTGACGGAATGTCTGCGAGCATCGGCAGTGATACGAAGCGGCAATACTTGGCAATCCAGCACGAAGGGCAAGCGCGGAAAGGTCGCACTCCGGCAAATGCAGCGCGGCAAAATAGCGACTACGGGAAGGTTGTCCGCAAGGCTGAATATATCGCCAAGCGCGGAGTGAAAGATTTGCGGTCATTCCGATCGACAGCCAAGACTCAACGCGGGAAAATATTTGCTATGGCCGCAATGGCATATCGTCAGAAATATTCCGGTCTACTAAATATCTCTCAGGAAAACGATCTCGTCGCACCTGGTTTATATCGGTTCGCGGCCGGATCGCGTGCGAATTCAGGATCAAGAGGATTTCCGCGTCTGCGCATGATGTACCGGAAAGGAACCGGAAAGCGTATTCAGGCGAGGCCATGGCTTGCACGTGCGCTGCATCGTGTTCGGCAATCCGAAGTTGATGCGATATTTGTCAAGAATGCGGAACGCGTGCTGAAGAATCTGAAATAAAAAAGCGGCCGTTGCTGACCGCTCTTATCTTATGCTTTAGATCCTCTCGATTTGTGTCTCGTCAAAGAAAATCACAGCCCACGCATGGGCCTTCAAGTCCTGAACGCGCACCATATATCCGGCGCTGACGATGCGCTCGATTGTTCCAATCGTCGCAATGCTTTTCAGCGTGCTTTTCAGTGTTACGTTTTCGCCTTCTGTATACTTTGTCATTTTGTCTTCCTTCCTGCGTTCGCAGTCACTCTATATATCTATTATAGACACACCTCTAGCATGAGTCAAGTGTTTTGACAAATTTTTTTCACTTTTTTTATGTGATTATTTTCAAACGATTTGGCATAATTTATGCCTACTCAAACCGATACCCGACGCCAGCCATTGCCGCGATATTCTCGCCGACGTAAAACAGCCCGCCGCCGACGCTGAAATGGTCGAATAGCTGATATTGATACGTCGCACCTATGCCATTTCCGACCCAGAGCGTAATTTCGTGGCGCAATTTTGGAACGCTGACGATCGGCGCGGACCATACACGATCGACGAGACCGGCATAAATCCGGTCATTTGTCAGCGCGATCCATCCGTTCGCCGTGCGGTACTCATTCACCATATCCAAAATCTCGCCCGGACGATTCGTCCAACTGGTTGGTAGATTTGTGAGCACAATATCTTGCCGCGTGACACCGATCCGGATCCCGCCAGATGATCCGCACGATTCGCGGATCAGGAGCACGGCAAGGATTGCGGCGATGATCCAGCCGGAATACTTCACGCGCGTCCGCCTTCAACTTCGGTGTACAAGATATCGAAATACTGCGTCGGAATCCTCCGCATAACTCCGCAGATTGATTTTTCGATTATTACAATGTCATCAAGCACGGCACGCACGATCACGGTCTCGCCTGTTTGATTGTTGATGTATACACGGTCGATAATATCAGCGCCTGGTTTTATTTTTTCTTCCCGCTTTTCGTGCATCAGGGAGCGGACAAGTTGACGGAATGTCATTGATGCCATAATTGCATTCCTTGCATTTATAGATTTCGGGACAATGTATGCAGCTTCTGATTTCTACAATTTTTACAACGGCCACGATTACAGACCGCCAGCCGATTTCGGCACTTCGATCGGCATGTCGTAATACATGCACGGTCTCAAATCTCCGCCGATACGCTTAAAATTTTCAGCGCACGCGTGACGATGCTCGCATGACGCGCACGACTCCGGCCGCGACTTGTATCCAACAGGATCATTTCGGAAGATTGTTTGCATTTTTATTCCCCTGATTATAGACGGCGATCAAGCCTAAGGCGAGACCAGTCTCAATGCCAGCCAGCGGCGTGTATTCCGGGTATCCGCAAAGGATTTTGATGATCGTGCAAACAGTCAAAAGGAGCATCACGCTTGCCCAAAAATATGGGGCCTTCAGGTAGTTTGAGTGTTTCGAGAAGAAGAAGGGGCGGATGCAGCGCTGGAAGAATGACGGAGGAGGCAGCTGTGCTTGTTTCGGTTGACCGCACCACGAACATGCTCCCTTGTTTTTCAGTGTTTCTTTAATCGACATATTATTTCACCCGCCTTTTCTTGACAGTCAAGCGCTCGCCGTCGTCGATATCACATTTCGGTTGCATGCAGAGTCCAGCAATAAACAGAACCATGAACATTGAAAGAGCGCCGAAAATAAATTCAAGCATGTCGTATCCTCACTTGATATTTTTAATCCGATCATAATCCGGCAACAGCATGCCTGGATTACATTTCTCCCAGTTTGCATTATACAAATCGAGATGCAAATGGTTACCGGTCGAATACCCGAGCGTCCCCATTGTGCCGATAATATCGCCATATCCGACACGCTGTCCGACGGTGACACGATTTTCCTGCAAATGGCAATACCGTGTAAAATAAATATCGCCTACGATATTATGCTGCAAAATGACATACCGCCCGACACTCGAATCGGAATTGACGTTGTACCGCTGGCCTGGATCGTATGAGTCAACGTCTTTGACGACTACACCGTCGGCGATTGCGAGAATATCGGAATCGTTGAACGATGAAATCATGTCTAGACCGTCATGCCATTGTCCGGAAGCGCCGGTAACAGGATCGACGCGACGGCCATAATCAGACGTGATTTTCGGTGAGCGTACAGGCCAGACAATTTTTTCCATGCGTTACGCTCCCTTAATAAAATATCCGGCAGCAAATAGGATTGCCGATGTTATAATCCAGTAAATGAAATCGGAATTGCGACGGTTGCCGGATTTCTCATGGTCGGCAAAATTTGATTCGAGTACAGATACACGTTTCAAAATATCGTTGTTCATCATTGCGCATTCAGACCGCCGGACGTAAAGGTCATCGTGGCTTTTCAAAATGGCGAGTATTTCTTCCAATTTAGTTTCGATATTTGCAAGCCGTACGGATGTTACCGCTTGCGCCTCTTTCAAACGATATATCTCGTCCATTTCCGACATCTCCGGCATGGTATAGTCCTGTTGTAGTAGTATTCCATAAATATACTACAAAATTGTAATAATGGCAATGTTTAAAATAGCGT